TCAGACCAAGCCTCCCGAGATCGTTTTCGAGGCGGCGCTGCCGTCGATGGGAGGCTGCTTAGGCGAGTCGAAATAGCGTCTGCTGTCATACGCCAGGTACTTGTCGGCGAGCGACGACGCGCCGCTCAGCAGGCTCGAGCCGACTCCGAACGGCAGGGCTGCCATCGTATTGGTGGCCTGCGAATCGTAGCGGCCGGCATCGGCGGCGCTGTTGTAGCCCTGCAGGCGATAATTGTAGGCCTTGAGGGCGGCGCTGTTGCGGATGGTCTGGGCGTCGTACTCGCCGGCGCGCGCGGTGTCGGCCTGGATGTCGAGCGGGCTGCCGCTGTTGACGTCGCCACCCTGGGCGGCCAGCGCCGCGCGCTGCGAACCGAGCAGCGCCGAGGCCTTGGAGCGCTGGTTCTGCTCGTCGACGCTGCCCTGCTGCAACGCGCGCTGGGCGTACCATTCGGAGATCATCTGGTTGTTGCGCGCGACCTGGGCCTGGTAGTTGGCCTGCGCCGCACTGGCGGCACCCTGCTGAGCCTGACCGATCGCACTCATGCCCGTGCCGACTGCGGCGAGGGCCAGCGAGGCGGCCGCCATATATCCCGACATGCCTATTCTCCCGTGACGACGATGTGGTTGACGCTGTGGTGCGAGCCGAGGTTTTCGGCCTCGTCGGTGAACGCGCGCTCGGCCTCCGCGACGGTCCGGGCCGACGTGGGGAAGATCATCGTGATGCGCGTGTCGGCTATCGTGACGAAGGCCTGCTTGCGGCCGGCCGATGCCGGCAGAACATGGTGCCCGGTGAGCCGGACCGCTTCGCCATCGAGGTAGACCAGCGTGTCGCCGTCGATCATGAGCAGCGTCGCCACCTTGATCAGCGCCCCGGTCAGCACCGTTCCCGCCGGCACGACGATGGAACGGGCGTACAGGCCGGCGTGCAGCACGTGACGGGTCTCGATCGGCACCTGCGGCAGCGCGAGCAGGTTGGCCTCGAGCTCGCGCACTCGGGCGATCGCGGCCGGACCGGTCGCCGGGACATGCAGCGCGGCGGGGACGGGCTCACCCATGGGGCAACCTCTTGAAGAACACCCGCGCGCACTCGTCGAAGCCCAAACGGGGCAGCACGGCGAAAAGGTCGCCGCCATAGGGCGCGCTGACCACCAGACCGCGCGAGCTGATCGCCCGCGCCTTGCCCTCGGCGGCCTTGAGCAGACGCATCCCCGCTCCCGATTTGCGATGCGGCCGGGAGACGAAGAAGCTTTCGGCCATCGCCACCGGCTCGTCGTAGCGCGGCAGGATCGCTGCCAGCACGCTGATGAAGCCGACCAGCTCGCCGTCGATCGTCGCAGCGAAGGCGCTGAGCAGACCGGCCGCTTCGAGGGCTTGGTAGGTTGCCCATCGCGCCGTGGGCGGCGGCATGCCGGCGATCAGCGTCTCCTCGGCATATTCTGCGGCGAGCGCCGGGAAAGCCGGCGAAGCCTCGATCTCGGCGACTCTGGCGTCCCTCACCACCAGGCCATTGCTGAAGATCAGCGAGTCCATGCGGCCTCCATCGAGAACAGGCGAAACGGCGCGCCCTGCGGGCCTTTCGGCTCGGGCGGCCCGATGTCGAATCCGAGCCAGCGCAGCCAGCGGATGCACTCGGCATACTCGGCGTGCACGAAGTTCCGCAGAATCGGGAACTCGGCGCGCATACGCTCGACGCTCTTGCGGGTCTCGCGCAGGAACAGCTTCTTGTGGCGCTCGACGGGCCGGCCGGTCACCAGCCAGGGGCTTCCGACGCTGCCCAGGACGTTCGCGACCGCGAGGCCGGCGATCGCCGCGACCTTGCCGTCGACGAGGTAGGTTTCGGCCCACAGCGACCGGGCGAGGCTGCGTGCCACGCCGTCGCGCGGTGTCAGGCCGAGCGCCGCGATCTCTCGCGCGTCCCCGGGCCGCAACTCTATCGCCTCGGCATGGGCCGGCGTGGCGGGAACGATTTCAATCACCGACATTCACCTGTGGGATCAGGTCGAGGATCGTCGCGGGCAGCGGATAGCTCTGGCGCACGAAGATCCGGCCGTCGCGGTTCCATTCGTTCGGCACGCTCACCTGCCAGTCGCCGCTGAACGGCTGCAGCGCCGAGCCCAGGGTCTCGCCCCTGCGCTGCTTGACCTCCGACATAGCGCCCCGGGCCAGTCCGACGCTGAGGCCGCGGGTGTCCTTCACCCGCACCGTCACCTGGCCGATCTTCTTCATCAGGCCCTGCGCGGTCGGGCTGGTCTGGGTCGGCAGCTCGAGGTTCAGGGTCTCGAGATTGGCGGCGTAGGGCAGGCCGACCGTCACCTTGCCGTAGGCAGCGTCGAGCGTGACCGCGCCGCCGCTCACGACCTGGCTCGGCACAACGTTGCCGTCGGCCAGGATCGCCACCGTCTTGCCCTCGAGGTGGTCGAGGCCGGCGACGCTGGTTACCGGCGGGCCGCTGTACTGCAGGCCGCAGTCGACGAACCACGCATCCGCGATGGCCGGGAAGGTGCGGGCCATCATGCGCTCGAGATAGCGCCTGGTCTGGCCGTTGATGGTGCGCTTGACGATCAGCCAGAGCGCGTCCTCGAAGCCGCCATAGCCGTCGGGTTCGACCACCGTGGCGACGCTCTCGACCGCGCCGTCGGTGACGTGGCGGTGCCAGGCGTAGACGTCGTGCTCGCGCATGTAGGTGAAGCCGAGCAGCACGCCGTCGCTGCGCGCGCCCCAGATGATCTGGTGCGGCTCCATCGCGAACGCCCATTCGACGATCTGGCGCGCGCCGTGGGTGTCGTAGAGCAGGTGGCTCGACAACACGCTCATGTCGAAGGACTGATATTGGTCCTGGATCGCGTCGAAGCGCAGCGCCCGCACGCGGCTGCCCTTCTCCTGGATGAACAGCACGTCGTTGCCGGCCTGGATCGGCGGCACGTGGCTGCTGCCGTGCGCGGTCTGGGGCAGCGTGTAGCAGGCTGCCGGCGTGAGCGCATTGGAGCTCGGGCCCGGCCAGCAGCGCCATTCGGCACCCGAGGTCATGACCAGCATGGAGCTGCCGACCGGCACGAGATGGCGGATCTCGTTGACCTGCCGGCCGGTCAGCGCGCGGGTGATCGCGTCGCTGTCCTTGGTCGGCGTCGACACGTTCATGTTGCCGAAGGCACCGACGCAGGTGAACCACAGCGACTGTGGCTGCTGCAACGTGTTCCCGTAGACCTGCCGCTGCATGAAGTAGGTCGAGCAGGCCGGATTGAGATTGCCGCCGTCGGCCAGGATGTTGGGCGTGATGATCGCGCCCTTGCCGGCACTGTCCGTGACTGAGAACGAGAAGAAGTCGATGCTCGGCGGCGTGAAAGTCGGGCCACCCACGGCTACCGCCGTGATGACGCCGCCGGCGACGGTCGGCGTTAACGTCAGGCTGCCGCCGATCGGCACGCCGCTGTCTAGGGCGGTGATGACGGGATTGGGGCCGTAGCCAGAGCCGCCATTCACCACCGTCACGCCGATCAGGTAGGCGGAGATGAAGAAAATGCCGTCACCGGCGTCGTGAGAGACGATCTCCCACACCGGCTGCAGGACGGCGCCGCTGCCCGTCCCGTCGGTGATCTGGACATAGGCATTGGCGCTCACGCTCTGGCCGGTGCCGACGGGGGTCGCCGCCGTGATCACACCGCCCGTGACGGTCAGGGTCACGGTCGTCAGCGTGCGGATGCCGTCGATCAGCTTGCCGTTGGCACTGTTCGAGTAGCCCGAGCCGCCGGCCGTCACCATGAGGCTTTGCAGCGTGCCGGTGCCGAATGGCGTGCGGGTGCCGGGCGGCGTGGTCGACACATCGCCCGCCAGATTGTCGTCGGTCCAGGTCGTCGTCTGCACCTGGGCGACGAAGCCATAGATCGAGCCCTTCTTCTTGTAGACGTTGTAGTTCGTGCAGCCCGTCACCGCGGTCCAGTTCCAGATGCCGGCCGAGCCGCTCGAGGCGCCGGCTTCGGCCGACGGCAGGCTCTCCTCGCCCGAGGAATCCGCGATCGCGGTCACGACGACATAGGCCGCGGTGCCCGTGCTGGTCGCCTTGAGGCCGCTCGGTGCCTGGGTGGTGGGCTGGAACGTGATCGCCTTCAGGGTCCAGGCCGCGTGGCCGGTGCGTGTCAGGCTGCGCGCCGCGTAGTTGGGATGGGTGAGCGTCATGGTGTCGGCGCTCTGCACGTACTTGAGCAGGGCCAAGTCGGCCGCGGCATAGGGCGTGGCCAGCGTGAAGCGCACGCCGGGGCTGGATTCGACGAAGCCCGTCGTCGTGCCGGTGTTCATCGCCACCTGCATGGTCTTGTGGCCAAACACCAGAACGTAGGTCTGCCCCGCCGGCAGCGTGCGGAACTGGAACGGGATCAGCCGGTGGCGCTGGGTCGCTTCGTCGACCTCGCCGACGAAGCGCGTGCCCGGCCGGTTGCTCGCCCCGCCATGGGCATGGACGAAGAAGTTCTCCAGCGTGCGGGCGCCCACCCGGAACTTGGCCAGGTCGACGCGCCCGTAGAGAAACGGCGAGAGCTCGCCCGCCGCGAAGGAGGGCTGAATGGCGGGAATCGCGCTCATAGCGCGATCCCCGCGAACCCGCGCGCCTGCAGCGCTTCGGGCAGGTAGGTACGGTTGATCGCGCTGCTTTCGTTGGCCATGTCGGCGCCGGCGCGCTGCAGCGTCGCCTGCCAGAGCTGGGTCAGCGTGCGCACGCGGTCCTCCTTGCCGGTGAGCTCGAAGCAGATCCGCGCCGCCAGGCCGTAGCACAGGGCGTCGACAAAGCCCGGATCCCAGCGCAGCGGGTCGGTGATGCGGGCGGTGTAGATCGCCGCGACCGGCGCCGCCTGGGTCAGCAGGACGGTGACGAAGGCGCCGGTCGAATCGCGATCCGCCGCGACCTCGCAGAAGGTCTCGGGGCAGGCGAGCAGCGGCACGTCGTTCAGCCGCCGCAGCCTGAGGCAATCGGTCGGCAGGGCGTACTTGTGCCGCCAGCGCGCCGGAGGGTCGGGCAGCTCGGCGAGCTGCGCGGTCAGCCGCGCGAAGTTCCAGTCGAAGACGCGCAAGGTCGCGTCGCGCACCAGGCCGAAATGCGTCGCGCAGGCATTCGCCTCGGCGCTGCCCTCGTCGATCGCGCTTATCTTGGAGCGCGTGCCGCAATGGCTGATGGCGGCGTTGCAGATGTCGGTGATCGAGGCCACGGAAGACTCCTCAGGCGCCTCTCCCCCCGTGAAGAGGGGAGAGGATGGGTGAGGGGGAGATCAGGCGGCATAGCCGCGCGCGTAGACCGGCAGCGCGTCCAGCGACGGCACCAGCGCCGCCTTGAGCGCGCCGGCGGTCATCGCCGCGGTGCCGACCACATAGTTCAGCCGCACGAAGCGCTGGGTGGGGTCGGTCAGCGGGCCCGGCAGGAACTGATAGCCGGGCACCAGGGACGCCTTCGGCACGACGTCGGACTGCGCCAGCGTCACCCACGCGCCGGGTGCGCCCGAGCCGTTGTCGGGCGCAGTCTGGAACTGCACCTGCAGGGTCGCCGAGCCGGCCGAGGTGAAGGCGGTCGCCACCTGGCAGAGCAGCATGAGCTGGCTGGTCACGACGCCGCCGATGTCGCGCGCGATGCCGAGGTCGATGATGTTGGTCGAGGCGGTCGAGCCGACCGTGGTCGGGCTGTCGCCGGCATCGGCCGAGAATTGGTTCTGCTTGTCGATGAGCATGGTGAGGAAACTCCGGATAGAGATTGGTGGTGCGGCCTTCCCCCTCCCCAACCCTCCCCCTGCGGGGGAGGGCGTTCAGAACCCTCCCCCGAAGGGGGAGGGCAGGAAGGGGGAGGGCAGGGAGGGGGATGGCGACTAGGAGACGTTTGCCTCGTTGTTTCCGATCTGGTCGCAGATGCGGATCGGGATGCCGCGGAACGCCGTGTAGGGCTTGGAGTCCCGCGTCTCGATGGTCAGGAAGTTGTTGGTCTTCGCCATCGCCTGGATGTCGAGCGCCGCCCGCACCGTGCGATTGCAGTAGAAGGCCGTGTTGACCTGACCGGGCTTGGTGCCGCCCGGTGGCGGGCTGTTGCCGGCCGCGCTGACGAACGGCAGCTTGTTGACTGCGGTGATCAGCGTGTTGATCAGGTTGGAGGTCGTCACCGCGCCCGCCGTCACGTTGACGTTGGCGATGCGCACCACGAAGCGCCAGTCGCGCACCGAGAGGCCGCAGTCCCACTTAAAGTGGGTGCGATAGCCCTGGTAGACGTTGTTGTTGGCGTCGTAGAGCGGCACCTCGCCGAGATCGCGCACCTGCAGCCCGGCCTTCGATCCCTTGGGGAACAGGCCGTGGCAGGTGTTCTGGCCCCAGCCGATCAGCCAGATCGAGCTGTTGGTGTTGGTGCTGCCGCCCGCATTGACGATATTGCCGCCGCTCGGCGCCGACAGCGAATTGAAGCGGGGGCCCAGCCCGGTGAAGCGCTCGGGATTGACCGAGGTGTTGCCGTAGATCACCGAGCCCTGCATGCCCTGGTTCATCGATTCGATGAAGGCCATGTCCTCGCCCATGCGGAATTCGGCGGTGTTGCCGTTGAGGTCGGCCAGCGCCTTGTCGATGTCGGAATAGGCCTCGAGCATGCCGGTGCTGTCGCGCACCTGGGCGGTCGTGCTCTTGGACTTGACGACGCCGTAGTTCAGCAGGCGCCAGGTCGCGGTCGGCAGGCCGGTGCGCACGGTGGTCTTGTGGCCGGCGCCGTCGTTGCACTGCATCCACAGCATGTCGGTCAGCATCTCGTTGGTCTGGCCGAGCAGCTCGATCACCGCGGCGGGCTTGCCGCCGGGATCGAGGCGGGTGGCCCACTCGCTGAGCGTGAGGGCGGAAGAAGCAAGGGTTGCCATGAGCTAAAACTCCTCAGGTTCGGGGATGTCCGTCGTAGATGACTTCGGCCGGCGATCGCGGAGCCTGCGGCCGGGCGGACGGGCCGGGCCGGAAACGGTCCTCCGAGATCATCTGCCCGAGACGCACGAAGGCCTTCACGACGGCGGGATGGTTGCCCGCGCCGGTGAAGCTCAGCGCCTCGCGAAGTCCCGGAACGGCAAGGCGATCGATCGCGCGGTTGGCCGAAGCGAGAGAGCCCTTCAGCCTGTCGCCGCCGATATCGGGATCCGCCTTGATCTCCGAGACCCATTGGTTCTGCAGGTCGACGAAGGCCTGCACGCCCCTGTGCGCGGCGGCCTGCTCGCGCGACATGGCAAGATCGATGAACTTCTGCGCCTGTTCCTGGCTGAGGCCGGTCTCGGCGAACAGCTCGGTCGCGGGCTTGAGCGAGTCGGCGTTGACCGTCGTGCCCTCGGGCAGCTTGAACTCGCCGTAGCTCGGCCGCGCGATCTCTTCTTCGGACCGCGGAGCCTCGGCCTGAGCGGAGCCGAAGGCGCCAGCTTCGCTCTCATCGAGCGGACCTGGAGGTCCGCGGTCTGACAAGAGCGCAGGTTCGGGGTTTGCCGGCGTCACTTCGGGCGCCTGGTCAGACGTCGATTCCATCGCTTTCTCCGGTGAGGGCGCTGGTGACCAGCGCATTGAAGAACCTGGCGTCGTCGAGCGAGCGCACGTCGTTCAGGACCTTGAATCCGATCGAGCGCTGGCCATCGAGGAACATCACGGTGTGGGAATCGGCGGCGACGACGCGCTCGAGCGCGCCCGCCTCGCGCACCAGGTCGGCGAGGTAGAACCGGCCGCGCGCATCGCCCGCGATCCAGCGCACCGCGTCGGCAAGCCGGGCGCGGCGCGTCTTCGCCGCCTTCTCGCGGCGCTCGACGTGGCGCTGGTTGCCGGCGTCGTAGCCGCCTTCTGGGGTTGTGTTTTCGTTCGACATGCGCGCGAACCTACGCGCGCGGCACGAGAACACCTATTAAGGGCAATGGCCGCTGATTATCTGCCGACTAATGGCGGGTCGACTCGCGGGCCATTGCCCATAATGCGACTCGCAAAAGGGGAGTTATCCCCAGCTTTTCAGCCGTCGACGGCGATGAACAGCCAGGGCACGCGATCGGCCAGCCAGACCTTATCGTTGCCGGCATAGAACGCGAAGCCGGCTTGCGCTGCGTCCGCGGCATTGACGAGAAGAATCACCGGCTCGCGATGCTTGCGCCGCCCGACCTCGAGCGCATCGGCGCGGTGGTTGGAGAGATGCACGTACTGGCGCGCCATTGGCTGCAGGCCGGACTGGCGAGTTGCCTCGAGCGCCCTGGGCGAGGTGCCGTGATAGAGGAGCGCCGGCGGCATCGATGCAATGCGCGCGAGATTGCCCGGACTACAGGCCAGTCGCCTGGCCGCGGTAGAAGCGGACGTTCCACTCCGTGTCCTGGGTCACGCGATGCACGGCCACGGTGAAGTCGAGCGCCGTCGGACCGCCGGCATCGAGCCCACCGGCGGCGATGGCCTTGGCGCACAGCGCCTGGAGCTCCTGCAGCGCGCGCAGATCGGCGTTGGCGGCGGCCACTTCGTTCACGGCGCCCCGATGCGCCTTCAACTCGACAACGTTACTCATGACACCCTGTTCGGACGAGGGCGCCAATAAGCACGAGCCGCGCGGCTTTGCCAATTGCGAGTCGTGTGGCGCCTCGCCGCGCGGGCGGGCCTGCGCCTGGGCGAGGATCGAGATGAACCCGACCTGCGGGCCGCGCGCGGCGACGCCCGGCGGCGCCGACGGGATCAGGCCGTTGCGGCTCATGACGTTGAAGACGCGGGCGACCAGCGGCTGCAAGAGCTCGTCGTGCAGGCGCTCCTTATGTCTAGAGGGGCACCGGCCCGAGCATCAGCATCTTCTCCTCGCGCCGCTCGTCGATCTCGCGCGCGGTGATCTCGCGGCGGTCCGACTCGGCCAGCATCAGGAACAGGTTGGCGTAGAACGGCGAATTGGCCAGTCGTCTTGCTCACTCGCTGAAGGCATTCGACAGCCTTGCGAGCATGGTACCGGTGTCGATGACGGGCGCCACGCTACCCGCATACTTGGGTAGGCGACAGCCGAGCGAATCGTCTGCTTAAGTTCGCTCCTCGACGCAGAAGAATCGCGTTTTCAGAGGATCTTCGATAACGAGCCGGTTCGCGCTGACGTCTATGATGATGTTCTTGCACTTGCAGTCGATGTCGTCCTCCGGCTGAGACGGCAGGACATCGCCGCAAATCAGGCACTCATAGAAGCAATTCTTGCGCGACGGATGTCCCGCCCGCAGGTCGTAAGTCAAGTATTGCCGTTTTTGGACGCCTGTCAGTCATTTGACTTCCCTCAGATGCCCGCTGTCGAGAAGGGATTGCACCGTGCTTCCTTTGCCCAGAGGCGGGGCGGGCGCAAGAAGCTCTCCGACCGCGTCTGCTTTGAAGCCGGCTCGCTAGCTTTGGGCGAAGAGCCCTGCAGACGCGGAAACCGAAAACCACCGGCAGCGTTTTGCGGGCGCCGCTACCGGCCTAGCCGGCGGGCTGGAGATGACCATTCTTGCTCAGCGCTCAGGCGGAATGATCTTCAGTGGTTCGGCTTTGCCGCCCGCCAGCGCGAAGTCGACTGCTTCCTGCCATTCGATCGCGACCGCCGGGTCGGCAGTAGAGCCATCGGGAAGCAGCGACATGTCTCCAAGCAGTCCTCCGATGTCGTCGGACTTTGTCCGCTCCCAGAGCTGGTCGAGAAAATGGAACATTGCAGCGTATGCCTGTTCGTCGGTCATCGTTTTCATTTCTGACGCCCCTTGGGTATCGGTGAAGAGAGTCCCGTCTGCGGATTGTATGTCTTTGGCGTCGAGTTAACTCCGCCATTGGTGATGACCCCGTTTCTGCTGCGGGTCCAAACTTGTGTTCCATCCGGCATGATCCTACCGGACCAAGTGTTACCCCATCTGTCGAGGCCCAGTATGGCATCCTTGTCGCTTGCGATGTCCTCCAGCAGCCGGCGATTCTCAGGTACATCGGGCAGATGGCCTTCTTTCTCCCGGAAAATGTGTCTGATTTGGGCTTCGTTGGACGGAAGCGAGACTCTGGGTGTGCGGCCGGACGGGTCGGAAGGCGTCTCGACGGTCCCTGGCGTCGATGGTGTGCCGACTGCAGATCCTACCGAAGCTTTCCCCTGCCCGGACGGTTGGGTGCCCTCGGATCGCGCCGACTTTGAAGTCGGCTCGTTGCCTTTGGGTGAAGAACCCTGCAGACGCGGAAATCGGAAGCCACCACCGGTGGCTCCAGGGCGTGCGAGTGGATCGATTTGCTTCAGCGGCATAGGCGTTGAGTCGCCTCGACCGAAATCCGGACGATTGCCTGCACCTGGCAGTCGAGGGCGCTTCTCCTTGTCGTCTCCGGCGGCCAGCACGATGTTGGGATCGGTCTTTCCCCCAGGCGTTTCGTCGGCTTGCGCGTTGGACGTGTCTGGCGGACCGGTTGTTGCGGCATCGTTGTCGCCTGGCAGTCCTTCTGTTGCCCCGTCTCCCTGTGTCCTCTCGTGAGCCCCTTGCCCGGATTGGCGCTCCATTTCGTCGATCTCGTCGGCCGTGAAAGGCACGACCCTGACGCCGCGCATCTCGGCGATCTCCCGGGCTTGTCGGATGCGGCCCTTGATGTCGTCGATCGGGACGGGCGGCCCGACCTCGGGATAGAGCGTCGTTCCGGCAGTGAAGGCGTCGCGGGCGAAGGCGTCGGCCTGGTGGCGCTGGATCGCCTGAGCGCTGTCGCGCAGCGCGCCCGGCGGCAGCTCGTTGATCATGCGCTGCTGCCTGTCAGCGCTGGCCTGAGCGAACGACGCGAGAGCCGATTCCTGGACCGCGAGGCGTCGCGTGGAGGCGGCCTTGTCGGGCTCGCCGGTGGCGTCGTAGGCGTCGGCGATGCGGGCGAGGGTGCCGATCTTGTAAGTACCAGGCGTGGTCGCGAGGGTGAGGGTGGTATTGGCGAGCTGGTCGTCGAGGCCCTTCACCGCGGCGGCGCGCTTGCTCTCGTCGATGGAATCGCGGGCGTCGAGCTTGGCGCAGACGATGAACCTGGCATCGACCGGCAAATCGGGATCGCGGGCGATACGGTCGAGCAGCGGCAGGCCGTCGGTCGCCGTCTGGCGGGCGATCCACTGGTCGGCAGCCTGGTCATGGCGGACGCCCTGCAGGAGCGTATAGAGCGAACGCCGGTTGGGGGGATGAGAGCTGATCCTTGACCCGTTCGAACAGGCTAAACGCTTGTGCCGGATCGCCGTCGGTCAGCCGTCGATCGATCGCGGGACGCCAGATCGACGAGCGTGCCGTTTCGGCGGCGGGACCTTCGGGCTGGCCGGTCATTCGCGCCAGTTCCAGCGCGGCGCCAGCGTTGGCTTCGGCGAGGCCGTCGAGCTTGTCGTCGTTGGCATGCTCGAGCTCGGTGGCACGCTGGATCAAGGTCTGGCGGTCGGCGAGGGTCTGGCGGTTGAGGGCGTTGCGCTGGGCAGCGACATGGCGGTCGATGCCGCCGCGCGCCTCGTCGAGATGGGCGTCGAGCCGGGAGCCGAGCACGAGACGCGTGCCTTCGTCATCGGCTCCGTCGAGCGCGGTGTCGCGCAGGGCGTTCAGCCGATCGAAGATGGCGGGCGCGCCGTTGACGGCGCCGGCGCTGGTCTGGCGGTAGTGGGCGTCCGGTCCCGTGAACAGCGCGTCCTGCTTGGCGGCGATGAAGCGGTTGACCAGGCCCTCGATGCGATGGAGATCGACGGTGGAGGTGTCGGGCGGCGGCGGTGCCGCCGGCATCAGCCACTCGGGGATCTCGAAGGGGACGCTCATCGCGCACCGCTGCGACCGAGCATCGCGGCGACGGCGTTCTGGCCGCCACCGAGGTCGATCTGGCTGGCGGTTTTGCCCACCTCGGCGAGCTGCGCGACGCCGGCCAGCGCGGCCTGCTGGGCCTGCGCCTGGGCGCGCACCTGGCGGGCCTTGTCGGCGGTCTGCCGGTCGACCAGCCCCGCGGCGGGGGTGCCGGTCATGTCGGCATAGGCGTCCATGGTGCCGTCGGGGTCGAGGCGGTCGAGCGCCTCGGGCTTGAGCGCGCCGATCTGGGCGCCGAACTGCCACAGCCGCTCGATGCCGGCGGTGGCGACCGCCTTCTGCGCCTGGGCGAGGATCGAGATGAACTCGACCTGCAGGCCGCGCGCGGCGACGCCCGGGGGCGCCGGCGGGATCAGGCCGTTGCGGCTCATGACGTTGAAGACGCGGGCGACCAGCGGGATCTGACAGAAGGCCCGGCTTTCCTTCTGCCTTGATAGCCAAACCCTTCAATTTAATACGGAGACGCGGCGCGATTTGGCTTTGCTTAAAACTCGCAGTGCGGTGGGTGTCTCTCAGAAGCGCGTCTTTGTCTCACTCAAAGGTAGATAGAGCTCCAGCGACGCGCCCGCCTTGGCGACCATTGGGCCCGCTTGGCGATAAAAGTTGGTGGCCGCGCCGCTTGGTGGATACTTGGCATCGACTCGGATGGTGATTGGCAGACCTTTGAGATCCGGTCGCGTCTTGACCAACTCTCCATCCTCGATGAAGTGAAGGTAGGCGTTGAGCTTGTCTTCCAGGAGCTCGAGATGGAACTCCTCGTCAAATTCCTCCCAATCAAGGTGATCGGTGATGACAAGCAGGACGTATGTCTTGTCATTGTCGGTGATTAACAGATCAATCTTGTCGGCTTGGTCGATTGACATGCTCAATTCCTTTTCCCTTTCGGTCTATGTGCACTGCCGCCGGTCGAATTTCTAGACCTCCCTTGAATCCGTCTTTGCCCTTGCCTGCGATGGTCGCGCCGTTGGCGAGGAAATCTTCCAGAAACAGCCTCTGCTTCTCCGTGAGACTCGCTGTTGCGCTGGCTTTGAACTCCTTTCCGGTGATCGCGCCTGTAAGCAGATCGCGAACCAGAAGGTCTATGCGGCCACGTCGACCGGCCTTCGTTACGAGGTGATCTGAGGGGCGACCTGCTGGAATGGGGTCATTTCCGCCGCAGTTCTTTCCTTTTCCCAAGCGAGTCCATCTTTCGGTGGCGACCGCCTTCTGGGCCTGGGCGAGGATCGAGATGAACTCGACCTGCAGGCCGCGCGCGGCGACGCCCGGGGGCGCCGGCGGGATCAGGCCGTTGCGGCTCATGCCGTTGAAGACGCGGGCGACCAGCGGCTGCAGCAGCTCATCGTGCAGGCGCCCCTTGTGTCTAGCGAGGCACCGGCCCGAGCATCAGCATCTTCTCCTCGCGCCGCTCGTCGATCTCGCGCGCGGTGATCTCGCGGCGGTCCGACTCGGCCAGCATCAGGAACAGGTTGGCGTAGAACGCCTCCTTCACCCGGCCCTGCACCTCGGCGAGGTCGCGGGCGCGAGCCGTTGGCCAAAGAGCGGACAATAGCTGTCCGTATACGGAGGCGTCAGAAACGCGTCGTGGTATCGGACGAGGGCAGGTGAAGTTCCAACGAGACCCCCGCCTCGGCGACGACCGGCCCTACCGAGCGGTAGAATTTCTCGGCTTCCTCGTTGGGCGGATACTTGGCGTCGACGCGAACGATCACAGGCAGCCCTATCAGGTCTGGTCTCGCCTCCGCCACCTGGCCACTCTCGACGAAATGGAGATACGCATTGATCTTGTCCTCGAGCAGCTCGAGGTGATGCTCTTCATCAAATTCTTCCCAGTCAAGATGGTCGGTGATGACGAGAAGCACATGGGTCTTCTCTTTGTCGGTGACCAAAAGGTCAATCTTGTCGGTTTCGTCCACTGACATTCCGGCCTCCAAGACGTAGACACTTCACTCAAGTCCGAAGCCCGCAAGGGCTCCCTTGATCAAACGCTTATGACCCAGCGGACCCTCCCGCGCCACACGCGCGGGTTGTTTTCTGGCCGGGCACGACTGGTCAGTAGCGCAAGGAGGCCGAAGAAGGCTCGCCGTTGCGCTTGTCGACGTTGCACACCTGGCGAGGTGGCTGTCCGGTCACTGGTGTCGGTTTGGTCGATGAACATTGCCGGCCTCTGCAGGCTTGGCTTCTATTTCCACTTTCGTTTTGGGTACCTTCGTCCCTCCTTGAAAGGAATCCTTGCCCTTACCCATGACGGTTCCGCCGAAGCGTTCGAGCTCAGCAAAAAATTCGCGCTGTCTTCGTCTTATGTATGGGTACGGGCTGGCCTTGAATTCTTTGATGCGGAGCTTGCTGTTGCGATCATAGAATAAACAGTCGACCCTGCCGCGCGATCCGCTCAGCGTCTTAATCGTTATCTGGGTAGTGCATTCGAGCCCTTCCTTTGCGTAGAAGGCCTCGCGGTCCCTTTCCCACGCCCGCCCCTTGGTCTTATTCGCTTCGAGTTGCTCGGCGCGACGCAGCTTCTCGGCTTCGCTGAAAGGCCGCCGCTTTCCGCCGGCGGCCAGTGTTTCTGCGCCGCCTCGGGGACCGAACGTCTGGCCGGCCAGGTTCATGGCAGTGACGAGCGAGCCGATGGCGTCTGGTGTCAGCTCGCCGGTTTTCTCCGCTGCGAAGAGATCGAGGATGCCCTTGAGGAATGACCGCAGCGGCATGGGCATGACGGGACGGACGCGGCCGTCTTCGCCCACCGCAACGACCGTGCCGTATTCGGACTCGGGATCGGGCGCGAGGGCGTCGTAGAGCGGCTGCAGATCGTCAGGGATCGGTGCGCTCCCGAGAACCCGGCCGGTGTGCGGATCGAGTCTGTTTTGAAGCGTGGCGACCTTGGCGAAGTCCTTTGCCGAGAGCGAGCCCCGGAAGCGGTAGAGCGGGTCGCGCGCCCATTTCAGCCGAACCTGCGAGTTATAGCTCGTGAGGCCCCTTTTGATCCTTGCCAGTACCTTTGAATCAGTTTCGGTATCGGCGGAGCTATCGACCATGTTCTCCAGCTGCCGCCTCTGATCCGGTTCGAGCCGTCGTGCCAGCGCGGGCGGCATTTCGGATTGCCCGTTGGTCGACGCCATCCAGGCCGATATGAGCCGATCAGTGACACGCTGGTCGGCTTCCTGCTCTGCCACGATCTGCCGTGCTTCGGTGTCGGCAGCTTGGTACTCGGGGCTGCCGGGAGCGGGTTCGGTTGGCGGCACCATGCCTTGGCCACCACGGTTCTCTGCCGCTCCCGCAGCCTCTTCTTCGTGGAGCTTCTGCAGCGCTTCCATCGAGCGTTGGGCATCGATTCCGTAGCTCTGGCCCGCCTCGCCATCGGTGTTCGCGGGTTGGGGCTGGTCCGGCTCGGCTTGCGCGACCAGAGCGCCATCGCGATGGAGGGCGGGGCCATCGGCTGGAATGTCGGACGCGGTCTCGCGCGGCCTCGGTGGCAAGAGCAGCGGCGCCAAGGCCGCGTTCATATCGTCGGGCAGCGCATTGACCCGATTGAGAAGGGCGCGGCGGTCCTCGGACGAGCCGTTGGCAAGGATGCGTCGGATGCCGGTGATCTCGTCGGCCGTGAAGGGCATGACCGGGATGCCGCGCCGCCCTGCGATCTCGCGGGCCTGTCGGATGCGGCCTTGGATGTCGTCGATCGGGAGGGGCGGGCCGACTTCCGGGTAGAGCGTCGTTCCGGCAGCGAAGGCGTCCTTGGCGAAGGCCTCGGCCTGGTGGCGCTGGATGGCCATGGCGGTGTCGCGCAGCTCGCCTTCGGCTAGCTCGTCGATCATGCGTTGCTGCTTGTCGGCGCTGGCCTGGGCGAACGATGCGAGAGCCGATTCCTGGAGCGCGAGACGGCGCGTCGACTCGGCCTTGCCCGGCTCGCTAGCGGCGGCGTAGGCGTCGGCGATGCGGGCGAGCGTGCCGGTCTTGTAAGTACCGGGCGTGGTCGCGAGGAGGCGCGTGGTGTCGGCGATCTGGTCGTTGAGGCCTCTTACCGCGGCGGTGCGCTCGCTCTCCTGGGTGGAGTCGCGGGCATGGAGCTTGGCGCGGACGATGAACTTGGCATCGGCCGGCAGGTCGGGGTCACGGGCGATGCGGTCCAGCAGCGGTGGGCCGTCGGTCGCCGTCTGGCGGGCAATCCATTGATTGGCCGCCTGGTCATGGCGGACGGCCTGCAGGAGCGTGTCGAGCGAGCGCCGATCGGCGGGCGCGAGCTGGTGCTGGGCGCGCTCGAACAGGCCCAGCGCTCCGGCGCCATCACCGTTGGCGAGACGCTGATTGATCGCGGTCTGCCAGATCGACGAGCGCGCGGCGTCCATCGCCGGCCCTTCTGGTTGGCCGGTCATCCGCGCCAGCTCGAAGGCGGCGCCGGCGTTGGCTTCGGCGAGGCCGTCGAGCTTGTCGTCGTTGGAGTGCTCCAGCGTCGCGGCGTTCTGGATCAGGCGCTGGCGCTCGGCGAGGGTCTGGCGGTTGAGGACATCGCGTTGCTTGGCAGCATGGCGGTTGATGCCGTCCAGCGCCTCGGCGATGTGCGCGTCGAGGCGCTCGCCGAGCACGGCGCGCTCGCCCTCGGTCAGCGGCTGGATCAGGCTCTCAGGCGTAACGCCTGCCCGCGTCTGCGGATAGTCGGGCAGGGCCTCGGCGAACTGCTCGTCCTTGAGGCCGGTGAGCCGGTCCTTGATGAACGGCAACAGCATGATGGCATCGCGGCCCTCGGACCGATAATAGGCGTCCGGTCCCGTGAACAGCGCGTCCTGCTTGGCGGCGATGAAGCGGTTGACCAGGCCCTCGATGCGATGGGGATCGACGGTGGAGGTGTCGGGCGGCGGCGGTGCTGGCGGCATCAGCCATTCGGGAATCTCGAAGGGGACGCTCATCGCGCACCGCCGCGACCGAGCATCGCGGCGACGGCGTTCTGGCCGCCGCCGAGGTCGATCTGGCTGGCGGTTTTGCCCACCTCGGCGAGCTGCGCGACGCCGGCCAGCGCGGCCTGCTGGGCCTGCGCCTGGGCGCGCACCTGGCGGGCCTTGTCGGCGGTCTGCCGGTCGACCAGCCCCGCGGCGGGGGTGCCGGTCATGTCGGCATAGGCGTCCATGGTGCCGTCGGGGTCGAGGCGGTCGAGCGCCTCGGGCTTGAGCGCGCCGATCTGGGCGCCGAACTGCCACAGCCGCTCGATGCCGGCGGTGGCGACCGCCTTCTGCGCCTGGGCGAGGATCGAGATGAACTCGACCTGCAGGCCGCGCGCGGCGACGCCCGGGGGCGCCGGCGGGATCAGGCCGTTGCGGCTCATGACGTTGAAGACGCGGGCGACCAGCGGTTGCAGCAGCTCGTCGTGCAGCCGCTCGAGCACCGGCCCGAGCATCAGCATCTTCTCCTCGCGCCGCTCGTCGATCTCGCGCGCGGTGATCTCGCGGCGGTCGGACTCGGCCAGCATCAGGAACAGGTTGGCGTAGAACGCCTCCTTCACCCGGCCCTGCACCTCGGCGATGTCGCGGGCGAGATGGGAGAGGTCGAGGCGCACGTCGATCGCCGGCCGGAAACCCTGGCCGTTGGGATCGGCGACATAGGTGATGCCGCCGGGCAGCAGGCTCGCCGGCTCGTTCTTGAGCGACGGCGGGCCGACCATCGGCGGCTTTACTTGCTTGTCGATCGCCTCGAGCTTGCGCCGCTGCTGGACCTGCAGCTGCTGGGCGTCGCCCAGCGCGATCCAGCCTGGCCCGCTGCCCCAACTGTCGGTGCCGACCACGTCCCAGCGCGGCGCCATGCAGGGGAACTCCTGGTAGCCCGAGACGCGCAGCAGCAGGTTCTCGCCTTGCGCGGCGCGTTCGAACCACACCGAGCGCCAGGGCAGCTGGTTGGCGACATGGCCGTTCCAGGGATTGTGCGCGCCGCGGATCTCGGCGCCGGCGGCGTTGGGATTGGGCTCGATGGCGTGGATGATCTCGTACTCGAGATCGAGCTGGCCCGAATCGTAGGCGGCGCGGACGCCGGCGCTCACCGTGTCGCGGCCGAACGTGTCGACGATCTGGCGGACCGTCCACCACATCGAGCGGTAGAGCGTGTCAACGGCGAGGCGGTTGCTGCTCGCCAGCCAGTATTCGCCGGCGGTCAGCGTGTAGCCGCGGACGACGTCCTCCTCGTCCTCGTCGATCCAGAGAGCGGCGGTCCCGAAGACGCCGAGCTCGCCGTAGAGCGTGTGCAGGCAGTTGTAGAGGTTGGAGCCCGCGAAGACGCGCAGCATGCACTGCTGCACCTCGTCGGCCCATGCCCGCGCGCCCGGGTCCTCATTGGCGCGCTCTGAAGCCAGGCGCAGCCGGAACCAAGGGCGCGCGGGCGACGAAATGCCCGCCATCATGCCGCTCGCCATCACCCGAGCGGCGATCAACGGCGTGTTGTCGATCAGATTCTGGTCCTTGCGGCGGCCGCGCGAGGAATCGGGCGCGCCGTTGAGGAAGCGGCCGCGGCGCGGCGCGAAGTGTGCGCTGAGGTCGCGCCAGGTCGGCACGTACGACGCGCGCTCGCGGTCGAGTGCCGCGAGCCGGTTGGTGAAGTAGCTGCGCAGCCAGGGATCCTTGAGATCCGACAGGTTGCGCGAGGAGGAGGGGGAAGACGAAGGAAGCGCTGACTGTGCCGCCACGGTACTCTACTCACTCTACGAAGCGCCGATGCATTGACGCCTCTGGTTACAATCCGCGGCGGCACAGCGCCCCGCGCGAGCTCGTCTGCGTTTCGCCGCGTCAGCGGCGAAAGCGGCTTACTGACCCAACAGGGTCTTGTTGGTGGTGAGGGCGGGCGTCGTGACGCCCTGGCCGCTGGTCTGGATGGTGTTGCCGAAGCCGCCCGCTGCCGCGAGCTGCTGCTTGGTGCGCGCCGCTGCGTCCTCGGCAGCCTTGTCGACGGGCGTCGGCGGCGGTGGGGGAGGCGCCGGCATCGGCGGCGCGTAGGGGATCGAAGGTGGTGAAAAGAGGCCCATGGGCGCGGACCATAAGCGCGCTGCCTCTTCGCCACCTATTATGGGCAATGGCCGATGCTGATTGCTCGGCAACAGGGCCTCGCAAGGGCAGTCCATTGCCCGGAATGCGCGTGCGAGAGGTGCGTTGTCCCCAGGTGGTTGTGGACAGGTTTCGCGCTGGACTCTCATTACGGGCAATGGATCGCGGAAATCGCCCGGCATTTCGAAGAGAAAGCGATCGGCCATTGCCCGTAATAGGTGTGCGCGCGAGACGGCGCCTATAACCCGCAACCCTTCGTTTCAGCGGTTGCACAGCCTCATGACCGTCTCCAGCACTTCATCGCGTGTCGTCTATGCCGGCAACGGCAGCACGACCGTCTTCCCGTTCGCCTTCAAGGTAAGCCAGCCGGCCGATCTTGCGGTCATCTACACCGATCCGACCGGATCTGACGTCATCCTGTTGCCGACGCAGTATGCGGCGAGCGGCTTCGGCCTCGACGCCGGAGGGTCGGTGACCTATCCGCTGCCGGGCGGCGGCCCGATCGCTGCCGGCACCAAGCTCACGATCTACCGCGATGTCGCGGTGACGCAGCCGACCTCGCTTTCGAACCAGGGCGCGATGTGGCCGCAGGTGATCGAGGCCGCGCTCGACCGGCTGACCTACGTGGCGCAGAAGGTTACCGACGCGGTCAGCCGCTCGTTGGTCGTGTCGCCGACCGACTCCGCGGCGCTCGGTGTCTTGCCGAACGCCACGACGCGGGCCAACTCCGTGCTGGCGTTCGATGGGGCAGGCCAGCCCTATGCCGCGACGCTCACCGGCTCGCTGGTCCCGGCGGCGACCTGGCTGGTGAACAACTTCCTGCCGGCGGGCACGTCGGCGCAGAATGCCTGCGGCGCACTGGGCGCGGCCTATCTGCCCGGCAACAACGGCTTCACGGGCACCAACGATTTCACGGCAGGCCGTGCTCGGGTGCCGACCCGCGCTACCGGCGACAACGGCACGGATGCCGCCAGCACCGCCTTCGTGAAGACAAAGGCCGAATCGGTGGTCGGCGGCGCGGTGCTGCGCTCCTATCTCGCCGGTCTTGGCCTGTCGAACAACACGGGCTCGCCGAACACGAAGATCGACGTCGCGGCCGGCGTCTGCAGCGATGCGACGAACGCGCAGATGCTGACGCTGTCGGCCGGCACGATCGACGGCGCGACGGTCGGCGCAAACGGCCTCGATGCCGGCAGCCTCGCGAACGCGACCTGGTACCATGTCTTCGCCATCGGCAAGGCCGACGGCACGACGGCGCTGCTGGCGTCGACGTCGGTCGGCTCGCCGGCGATGCCGAGCGGCTACACGCTGAAGCGGCGCATCGGCAGTTTCAGGACCAACGGTTCCGCGCAGATCCTGGCTTTTGCCCAGAACGGCGACGAGTTCCTGTGGGCAACGCCGCCTACCGATGTGAGCGCGGCAACACTAGGAACGACGTCCACCCTGTACCCTCTCACGGTACCTCCTGGCGTGACGGTCAACGCCTTGTTCGCGGGCAGCGCCACGAGTGGCGGCAATGTGTCGGTGCTGGTCCAGTCTCCCGTCATTCCTGCCCAGTCTCTCTCGACGCAGGGCGCCGGATCCAAGCTCATCGTAGTCTCCGCCACCGGCAACGGGGCGGGCGGGCAATTCAACATCCGAACCGATACCTCGCGAAACATCCGTGCGGTCGCCAGCGCCAACAGCGTCACGCTGTCAATTCAGACGGATGGCTGGATCGACCGCCGCGGCCGCGACAACTGAATTAACAGGAGGCAAAGATGGACTATCCGATACTGAACAAGATGCCCGACGTGGCGCAGGCGGTGGTCATCCACAATGTGGACGGCAACGGCAACGCCATTCCTGTCGGCGCCAACGGATCGAGTGCCATGCCGGCCAAGGGCTCCGTCACCCTCACGGGCGTCTCGCAGACGCTGGTGGCGGCGAGCGCGACGCGCTCGGTGGTCCGCGTCTCGAACCCAGCCTCGAACGGTGCCGCGGCGATCGATCCCTCGGGCGGCACCTGCGCGCTCGATGCCGGTATCCCGCTCAACGCCGGCGACACGATCGCGATCACCGGCAAGGAAGCCCAGCAGGCCATGACCTGCATCGGCACCGGCGGCCAGAAGCTGACCGTCTACGCGGGGTGACACCATGGCCTTCCAGTATTTCAATCGAGTCCACGACAGTGGGGCGGCGCGGGCCTTCGACAGAAACGCCCTCGCCTGGGAAGCCACGGTCGCGGCAAACGGCGGCACGCCCTCGCTCAACCAGCGCGCAACAGGCGCTGACGTCGCTCAAGCAGAAGCGGCTTGCGACGGCGGCGCCGCTACGTTTCGCGCCACTACCACCAGGGGGCGGTAGGCGTGGCTCTGTCTCCCGCACAGAAAGTCGCCGAGTACAACGCACTTCAAGGCTACATGACCGCCAAGGGGGCGAACGTCTGATGGCCCGCTTCATCCTCCTGACCGGAGAGAACCGCGGCCAGGTCCTCGGCCCTGGGCTCAACCCGATACAGCGCGTGGCCACTGCGGCGACGCCCGATCCGGTCTGCATCCTGAATATCCTCGTTCTGTCCGATCCGGCGCACGAGGAACATTGGGGCCATCTCGGTGCGCTGCCGCAGATGGACATCGCCGATCCCGACTTCCCGCCGGCGATCGAGCCGCCGGAGGAGGCATAACGATGGATCCGACACAGGCGATCATTGCCCCCTGGATGCAGTACGGCGTCCTCGGGTCGGTCGTCATCGGCCTCGGCGTGGTCACCGTGGCGCTGTGGCGCGCACTCGACAAGCGCACGGAAGCCCACATGGCTGCCGTCGAGAAGTGCCATGCGCAGACGCTCGACATCACGTCCAAGCAAATCGAGGCGAACAACCGGCTCTCCAGTTCGATGGACGGTCTGGAGCAGGTCGTCAAAGCGGCCCTCGATGTGGTGAAGGCGCGATGATCGATCGCCGGAAGTTCTTCGACGGGGTGCGCGCCAATCCCTTTGGCGGCTCGATGCGCCAGAGCCAGGTCGACGGTTGCAACGCTCTCCTCTCGGCATGGGAAGCGCGCTCCGACGTGAGCGATCCGCGCTGGCTGGCCTACATGCTGGCGACCGAGAAGTGGGAGACGGCCCACACCATGCAGCCGATCGAGGAGTACGGAAAAGGGCGGGGCCGGCCCTACGGCGTGCCGACGCACGATGGCCGGGTGTTCTACGGCCGTGGCTACGTGCAGCTCACCTGGGCCACGAACTACGCGAAGATGGCTGCGCTGACGGGCGTCGATCTCGTGCACCATCCCGAGCTCACGCTCGAGCCCAAGCTCGCCGCCCTGGTCATGTTAGAGGGCATGAAGGGCGGGTTTTTCACCGGCGTGGGCCTGCCGGCTTTCTTCAACGGCCAGCGCGATGATCCAGTCGGAGCGCGCCGGATCATCAACGGCGCCGACCACGCCGAAGACATTGCGGTGATCCATGCCGGATTCCTCGCGGGGCTGCTGGCGTGAAGATCCTCGACACGCTGTTGGACTTCCTGCCGTCGTGGGTGCCCTTCGCCGCGACCGGCGCGTTGCTGGTGGCGCTTGCCGGCAGCGCTGTCGCGTTGAAGAAGGCGTGGCAGGCCGAGGGAGCGGCCGGCGTGATCGCCGCGGATCGGCAGGTGGTGATCGACCAGCAACGCCGAGATGCCGCCCTGTCGGCCGTCATCATCGCCCAGCAGGCCGAACAGCTCGCCGCGCTGTCGGCCCAGGCGAACGCCATCGTTCGGAGGATCGACAATGCGCCAAAAACCACTGGCTGCGGCCCTGTCATGCGCGATGCTTCTCGCGGCCTGTACGAGCTATTCCAGCAGGCCGGTGCCGCGCCAGCCGGACGCCAGCCTGCTGCTGCCGTGCGTTGATCCCGAGCTGGTGGCCGATCCCGAGACCGCGACGGACAATGACGTCGCGGCCGAGCGCATCCGCGTGGCCGAGGCCTATCTCGCCTGCAAGCGGCGGCATGCCGATCTGGTGACATTCGTGAGGGAGCCGTGAGGGACGCACTTACGGCCCTCGGATTTGTCCTGACCACCCTGGTGCTGCTCATCGTGGTCCTATTCGCGCGGTAGGCCCCGTGATGGGGTTGCCGTTTCACGATGTGACGACGGGTTATGTGGGTGGCTAATGGAACAGCGGGCTGCCGCCGCCGTCATGTTACGCAGCGTCGATGGGCGACGCGGATTTCCACCTGACGAGCAACTGGTTGGAAGTGACCGATCCGCTGCCGATGGAGGCAAGCGAGCTGCTGCTGAACCTGATCCGGCAGGCAGCCGACGCACGGTCTCTGACATTGGCCGTCGACAGGCGGCTCCTGACCTCGCTGACGGGCAACCTTGGCCAGCGCGCGCGGGTTCGCGGCTGGTTCGATCTTCTGGTGAAAGAGGAGTTCGTGCGCGAGGTCGAGCCTGGCCAGTTTCTCATTGCACCGGGCCTCTGGGCTTTCGACGGCCATCCGGACTCATCGGACGAGCCGACGGAGATGTAG